GGAATATGAGTTCTAGCTTCAGTAGCAATATCTTGAATCTTATTTTTTACTGATTGCATATTACCAAAAGAAACATCATTTTTAGATATATTCATAGCACCTAATGCCTGTGCAGTAAATCCTCTTGCTTTGTCTAAGTCTTGATTAGTTATCTGCATGGCAAACTCTTTAATGTTATTCATTATTGCCTGTTTGCTATCAGTTATATCCTCAACTAAGCCCTCAGCTTGTAAATTTTCTACTTTCTTTTCTAGGCTAGTTTTTTTAGGAGCTGCATCCTTACTAGGAGCAATACCGATCATCTCCTCAGCTAAAGTAGATTCAGAGAATACAATTCTTAAGCATCTCCCATTTGCTTTTGTGTTAGCCATCTCAAACCAAGAATTATGATCTTTGCTAGTTTGCTTTGCATAGGCAACAGCTTTTGGCTCTGTATCCTCTTTTGTTTCATAGAAAGAGCTTTTAAATATTACCCAATCATCTCCATATCCAACCATTTCAGAAATTAATCTTGATTCTGGATATTCTTTATTCATTTTGCTGATGAGTTCATCAACAGTTGTATAGTCCTCTAAGAACTTAGGCATTTGTGCCATTATCAACCTCCATTTTATTTTTTCCTAGATATATCATGTTCATACATCCATCCCACAATGCACTATTCCAAGCCAAATTTTCTGCATACTTAAATCCTAAATTTGTTTCTATTGTGTAAAAATTACTTCTTTTAGTATCATTTTTCCAATAAACAAATCTATAACACCAATTATGTTTGTTTGGTTTCTGTAATTCAAACATCAGAATATATTCTTTCTGCTAAGAATCTCTCCTTTGTGCAATCTTGTTTCAAAATCTGTTTTACTATTTAGCAGCTTTTTTTCTGCCCATAGCCAAACAAATGATATTGTTATTATTAAAGAAGCAAAGCCATATAAAGCTAAGCCTAAATAGATCCATTCTTGAATCATCATTATTGCACCTCCTCAACAAAATCTATAAGCAATTTTTTAATTTGTCTTAAATTTGTTAATAAATCAACAACTAATTCATTATGTGGTTGTTTATCAATTTTATAAAGTATGTCATTAATAATATCTACATACTCTGCAACTTGTTTTTTTGTTATAATATTTTTCATTTATGTATCTCCTAATCAACTATGAAATAATTGTCTCATAAATTTGTCTCATTGTCAATGACTAAATTAAGATTAATAAGCCCAAGCCTAGTAAAAGGGCTTGGGCTATTTTTAACAACTATAGTTGTAATAGTTAAATGTGTAACTAACCCTGTGCCACTCCCTCCCATAAACCAGAATACTAAATTTAGTAGCATTTTACATTGTGGAGTAATAGGCTCTAACCCTAGTTTCTATGAGGTGCAGCTAGTCCTCTGATTCAAGATCCTAATCAACTACCTCTTTTTAAAAGCTGCAGAAATAATTTGTTTGTGTTAAATACTATAAACAACATAAATGACAAAAACAGGTAAAAAAGAAAATAATTTATTATTTGTTCCAAAGCTTTGTTATAGTTAATAGAAAGCAGGTAGAGTTCTCAGATATATATACTCCCTTATGTATGTATTACTGCAACCCTAATCAACCTCTTACCTGTTCAACAAAAAAGCAGGAGATACAAATCTCCTGCTTTTTTAATGTTACTTGTAACTAAAAAGAGATCTATTGCTAGAATCCCCAATCTATTTTAACTTATTTTTTTCTTAGCATAAGTCTTTATAACAGCTAAAGCTGCACCTCCTCCAGAAATAGCAGCTAATTGTAAAGCATTAGCATCTACCCCTACAAGTGGAGATATAGTCAAAGCTCCAATAAAAGCCTCTATAAAAGTCCAAATAGCTCTCTCAAGCATATCTTTCATCTCATCTGACATAGCTTACTCCTCCTCTTTCATCTTTGTTTGTACCTTTTTAAATTGATTACACTTTTTTTTAATACATACAAAAGCATTATTTATTAATTCTAGTTTTTCCATACAGGAATGACATTTTATATTCATGATTGTAAATGAGTTAAATTATTTAACTTGCATTCCTTTTAGTATGATTGCCTGTCTTAGAGCTTTGACTTCAGCTTTCAAGTGTTTTATTTCTGTAGATAATAAATCCATAATACCCTCCTGATCTTTTGAAATATTAGAAGTATTATTGATTTTATTTAGTTTTTCAGAATCCATGCTCCCATCAAAGTTTCTATAAGTTACAGTTACTTCCTCTCCAGAGAGTATTGCATCTCTGATTGGTGGATAAATCTCTTTATATGCAGTTGTTGAATTTCCAATAAAGTTGTCCTGTGATGTTTTTCCAACAAGCAAACAACCTGCTGTATCATCATCATCATTACCTATATGCCATAAAATATATTCAAATCCTTTTGGATCTGGTTGCACCCACAACATACCTTTGTGGAACTCTGCACCAAATTTAGTTAAATATCTTGAGTGAAAGCCTCCCTCAGTTCTCAAACTTAGATTATATGTAGCTGCAGGTATTCTTGTTTCTCCCCATTGTTTTACTGTTCTTGCTTCATCCTCTAATGTGTAACAAAGAAAAGATCTTATATTGTCTGTTACATCAAATAAAAGCCCTGTAGTAAAGTCATCAGAGCTATTAAATCTTAATACTTCAAGTTTCATTATTTACCTTATTACCTTAATATAATCCCATTTTTCTTTTCCTCCAATTACAAAAGTAAGCATTCCTGCCCTAGATTTATCCCCTTTTGTGTTTGCAAACCATTCTGAGCCTGAATCTAATGTTGGAGCTTGTAGTATTAATCTATCAGAGCTTTCATAAGCAGAAAAAAAGTGATAATGTCCATGCAAAACAATATCAGCATCACTTGTGGAATTTCTTGAAAATGCTTGATCTGATAGCCATTTTCTAGCTTTAGCTTGTGAGTTCCCCGCACCTTTCATCTGATGTCCATGAAGTAGCAGTAATACTGTATCAGAAACCTCTAAAGTTAAGTGCAATTCATTATCTGGAATAATAAAATCTAAACTTTTGTTATATGCAGGAGATTCTTTAAATATTTCTTGCAGCTCCTCAGCTAACATTACATCTTTATTATCTGCAAAAGTTGTATAAGCTTTGCCATTCTTTCTGTTTTCTCCATGATTACCACCTATAAAACAAACTAAACCTTTGCTAAATAGTGGCATAATCTCCTTAATTAAGGTGTAAATCATCCTCCTAGCTACCTTTTGTTGAGATCTTTCATCCATTATTGTTGAAAATTCTTGCATATTATAATGATTTGAACAAGATTCTACTAAATCTCCTAATCCTGCAAACAATACCTGATCTAATTGCTCTACTTTCTGGATCTGCTTAACTTGTGCCTTAATCTTAGGAATATAGTCTATAAACCTCTCTATTGCTTCCTCAGTACCCTCTTTTCCTATCTGAAAATCTGCAAGTGCTATACAGAATGTTTTAGAATCTTTTACAGGCTTTTTAGTAGTCTTTTTCTTTAATTTACCTGCAGAAGCTAATAATTTCTTAAAATCATCATCAGGCATATATTGCTCACTAGAAACAATCTTTGCTTTAAAATAATATAATCTTTGTGGAGGATTACCTGCCATATCCCAATATCTGATCTCTGCTTGATTCTCCAGAACTTTATATTTATGGGCATCTTTACCAAAATAATTTTCTAATTGTTCTTTCCAATCAACATTATTAGATTTTTGAGGTTGTGAAACTATCTCTCCTGATTTTGTAGCTTGATTAAATTTAGCTGATGGCTCAAATCCTTTGGGATGCTTTATTTTCTTTTTTGTTTGTCTTGGATCTCTATCTTTTACAGTTTTTGCAAACTCTTGTAATTTATTTGATTCTGCCATCTCTATAATCCCTAAAGTATCTCCGTACTGTGTTGTAATTTAGATGCTCAAATTGTTTATAATTATCTACCAAATACTGAGCTGCTATAACATCTGAAATATACTCTTGTTCAGCTTCTTTAGCCACTTTAAGGAATATTGCTCTTGCATCTGGATTATCTAGGATATATCTAGTTGCAGCAAATTGCCCTGATGGTTTTTTGCCCTGCTGTCTTGAGTATTGACTTAATGATTCCATTATTCAACCTCCTATAATTTTAGAATAACAGAATACTTAGACAAATTTTAAGGTTTAGGATTATCAGATTTTACTTTTGCAATATGGTCATTCCAAGTAGTCGTGCCATTAACACTATCCCAATATTGCATATCTAATTGATCAGGGATAGAAGCATAAGCCACTTTTCTAGCTTGAATATAACCGAACTCTTGTTCTTGCCATTTAGAATTAGCAAGATCAGTTATTGCTTGTGAATAATCATCATCAGTAAATTCAAGTCTTTCATTATTGACTTGTTTATATAAAGGTTTAGCAGCTTCAATTTCTGCTGTAGCTTCTGTTGTTAATTCCTCTAATGTTGCCATTGTTACTCCTATCTTACTATATATTTCTTATACTTATTTCTTTAAACCATATAATGTAAATGTTCCACTAGCTATATTTCCACTAGCCATAAATATTGATACTCCATTACAAGAACTAGCAGAAGTAAAAACTCCACCACCCTGCCCACCTTTTAAATTTCCATCACTTCTTATATAAGTCATTTCCTTTGTAAAAAAACTATATTCACTTGCATTATTAAAATTAAAAAGATAAACAATACCTTGCCCACTTTCATTTGTTGCACTTCCTATTGCAGGTTGCCAATTCCATTGAGTATTATTTGTTTGTGCCTCATTTGCAAAAGTTGTATTTACTTGTAAATATTTATCTGCCCAATCATAATTAGCAGTTGTGTTTGGTGTTCCACTTTCTAAAACTCTACAATATAAACTTTGTCCATCTGTACTAGGAACAACATCAAAAAACTTCAGCATATACACATCAAAAGTGCTATCAATACCTGTTAATGTTACGGAACTAACTCCTGTAGTTACTGTAGTTTCTGCAATTTTTATTAAGCTACCTGCCATTATTTAACTCCATAAACTGATATTTTTGCTGATGTTGTGTTTCCATCTGCATTAATAAATCTTATTCCTGTAATTGATGATGTATCTTTTAGTACTCCAATATATTTATAATTTCTAAATTGAGTTCCTGACATACTAGACATTTGCATTATTACAAAAGTAAAAGCAGTTGATGAAAAGGGATTAAAAACATATAAAACAACTCCAACACTTTCTGTATTTGGAATAATACCCCCTGCTTCTTGAAGTTTAT